AATGCCAGAGATGCTCACCTCTCTGCCGGCAAGGGTTAGTAGTGGCGCGGTGTTGTCGATGTGGCGCTCAAACACGGTGGCGCCGGGGATCCCCCAAAAGTACACCTTAGGCCGGTTTATTGTGTAGCCCTCTTTGAAGCTCCAGGTGCCTTCTGAGAAAAAGACGTTGAGATCACCACCGGTCACAACCGTCCCGCAGTGCGCAATGACATCGCCCATTGACATGTCTGGCGTGGCAACCAGGCCGTGATCCATAACCTTGTTCGACAGCAGGTTGAGCGCATTGGTCAGGTTTCTGATCCTGGGATCAAGCCCTGGCCTGGCCCACGCAGCTGGAGCTCTTAGTGGACGGGTTTTCATTCAGTGCCCATCCGCTTGACCTCGGCACTAAACGCTTTCATGCTCACCATTGGCGCCCGGTCCTGCGTGCCGGCGTCATCCACAATTCCCACCCGCCACGCGGTTGACTTGACCCGGGCCGAAAGCTTAGACAGAAACCAATCAGGTTCGGTAAAGAAACTGTCGCTGTCGTTGAACTTTGCCGCGTCAAAAAAGAACTCAGACAACGTCTCCTCTGGGTGCATGTCCAGGCTAGCAGACTTCTCTTCCCTGGTTGTGCGCTGCATGTCGTAGTGGGAGTCCTGACCGCTGATAAAGCACTTGGGCGGGTTGGTTGAGGGTTTCTTGCCTGTGGACAAGATGTGGAAGCGTAGATCCTTCATGCGGTCTTGGTTTGAGCCTTCGTCGCTCAACGGCACCGACACCCAGACCATGGGGATGCCTGCGCCGTCGTTTGAGTATGTTGACGACGCCTCATCTCTGTACCAGCCGTACATCTGAACCTCACCGCGGGCCTGAGAGGTGATAATGCGCTCATTGCCGCGGCCGCGAATCGACACGCCATCGTACATGCAGCTCAATTTGGTGCCATTTGAGCCCGAGCGCTCGTTCATCACGTGGAAGCTCCAGGCGTTGTTGGCGTAGTCAAACACCAGCGTTACTGGAAACGTGTAGGGTTCCCGCGACTGCACCGGCACTGACCACCAAATTTGATTGAGCTCCTTGTAGTGCACAACGTTACAGTATTTCAGTTGATCGTGGGCAACGGTCCATGGCCAGTGCATCTCCTCAATGAGCGTTGCGTTGGCGGCCTCTGGGGTCCACCCGGCGTCGTGGCGGCCAGACCACAGCGCGTCTATCGGCGTAGATATCTTGATGGCCTGCGGGTTGGCTAAACCACCAAAGGCATAAACGCCATCATGGCCCATGAAATACAGTATGCCGTTGGCCTCAACGATTGAGTTGTGGGCCGCGCAGCCAACGCCGGAGGCCACCCTTATTATGTTGAACCCGCCGGGGAGCAATATGCCCGTCAAGACGCTAATGCCGCTGTCGGTAAAGATAACAAGGTTCTCCTGAAAGGAGCGCAACCCCGTTATCTTCTCGCACTCGGCCACCGCCTGAAACCCCCACTCGGGTATCGCTATCGGGTCGCTCACCTCGCTAAAGCAAAAGAAGTCAGCGCCAAAGCTTTCGGCGTAGCGGTTGGAGTTGATGACCGCTTCTTTGAGGGCGGTTTGGTCGCTCTCTGCGGCTGCTGAAAACCAAAACTGGTCGCCCTCTCGCAGCCCCGCATAGATCACCTGTCCGGCGAACTCGGTGGCAATGTACCCGTGAGGCCTTGTGACGCTGTACCCATAGATAAGGTCTTGCGGGCGAAACGAGTCGCCGCCGTCGGCCACTTTGGCGGTGTTGGCCAGGCGCACCTTGGTCTTGTTCTTCCACGGCTCGTAGATATAGGTGTTGTACTGCGTTGATATCACGGTTGAGAAGTGGGGTTTTTCTTCACCGCTGCTGGCAATGATCTGCTCAACAAAAGAGCACAGCACTATCTCTTGCTCTGGCTCACCAAACTCAGTGGTTAGGTTTTGAGCAGCGCCCAACACGTTGCCCCACTCATCAAACGCTTTGAACTTCACGTCGTTGTCGGTTGGGCCGTTGCTGCCGATGGCTATGATTTGCCGGTCGTCTGTTGATGGCCTGCACACATGTAACCTGGCGAGCGTCATGTTTGTGGCGGAGATGCCCTTGAACCCGCGTCGCGCTTGCAGGATGCCGCGAGAGAGATCGGCGTTCACCAGCGCCTGGGCGTGGTTCTCCTTTTGGCGACCCGCCCGCCACTCAATACCACCCACCGGAGCGGGATAGTCAACAACCCGGTTTTGTGCCATTTAACGATTCCGGGTTATGGTTATGTGTTTAGGCCCATCAACGCGCCGCCTCGATGCCATGGCTGCAATATCCTGCTTCCACTGATACCAGGCCTTGATGACTTCTGGGTTTTCGCCCTCTTGCTTCATGTTCATCAGATAGGCCAAGCACGCGGCCACCGCGTCATGGTATGGCTCTGCCTCGCCTCCCAGCACCAGCGAACTGTCGCCACCGGAACCTGAGGTAAACTCGTCCAGCTGCGCAACATAGTGAAGGTGAAGGTTGAGTGTTTGGCTTGGCACCTTGGCGATAAACAACGTGTTGCCCTGGAGCTCCCACGAGTACGAGCTTATCAGCGAGGTGTTTCGCCAGTGGCTTCTGTAGCGCATGGGCCGCTCAATAAACCGCATGGGCGTAAGCAGGCTTGGTAGATTGCTTTCGCTGATGTTGCCGGAGCTGGGTGTGTGCTCAATATCAAGCATGAGCGCTGGCTCATCACTGAGAATTGTCTCAATGCTCTCGGATACCTTGTTGGCCGCCCAGCTGTATTGAACCGTGCTCAGGAATAACCCCGGCGCCACCTTGAGCAGCTCACGGTGCACCATGCGGTTAGCACGGTCGGCGTAGTCTTCGAGGGTGGTTGAGTCCCAAAAGGTGGTGCCCTCTTCGTCAAGATCGGCCTTTGCAAACCGTATGATGTCAGCTCGACTGAGCCCGGCAAAAGCCATTATGCCCTCCCGGTATCAGCCAGAAAACTCCAACTCCCGCGCCCAGGCCCTGCCGCAGACACGGTGCCCACCTTCTCGTCTGCCATTTTTTGGAAGGTGCCGGTGCTCCAGATTTCTTTGGCAAGGTCCTTTCTTTCACGCTTTCTTGCCTGCTGTGCCCACGCAGCCTTCTGGTCGTTGTATGCCCAGCCCTGGTCTAGCTCTTTGGCTCGGCGCCAGCGGTCACACTTCATGATGTATTTCGGGAGATCGGGATGAGTGACCGGCAATGCGCGGCCATTCACCCCTTCTTCCCATGTCTTCCAGATAACAGGCACGTTCACTTCTGACGTGAGTTCACGCCGGCCCCACTGTTCAACGATGTATCGCTTGCAGAGCCTGGCAATGACCCACTTTTTGATCTTCTCGTCAAAACCCACGTACAGCTTATCGTCGCCAACGATTTGTTGGATACGAGAAGTGTGGGGGTTCTTCCAGTGGATCCTCTTTGCCCGGTCGTACCGATCCTTAGAAATGAAGCGCGGCCCGTTCAAACTAAGCGTCCGTTGGCATGTCAGTCAGCTTATTCTGTGCGCCGTCCGTGAACTTGGGCAGGTAAGCTATCTGCAAGGCCATGAGAAACGTGTCCTCTCCGTGATCAAGTGCCTCTAGCTCAATATCAACGCTAAGGAAGTCGTTTTCATCGGGCGCAAGGGTCCCGCCGTCAAGCGTTCCCCATTGTGTGAACTGAATGGCGTTCGCTGCGGCAACGTTGGTGTCCACTGGAACGACTGTGCTCAGCGCTCCCGTTGCGGGGTTTGAAAAAGTGCCATTGGCGTCTACCTTGTCAATGGTAACAACCCACTCGATTGTGTCAGTGTCGGTAGTTGACGCGCTAGCATGCAAAAGCCTAAAGAACACATCATTGGCCCAGTCAATGTGTGTCGGTGAGTACATTGCTGTCCTGGCGATCTCAGTGGCAGCCATCTTCAGGCCAACCTGCCCGACAGAGTTTATTATTTCAAACTCAATATCGTCGGTGTGGATAGGCGTAATAGCGCCGCCGCTTGTCGTCTCGTGCATTGATGAAAAACTGGCAACCTCAACGGTGTCAATCTTGTACTTGTAGCCCATGTTTCTGTCTTGAATCATTGGTAAACCACTCCACAGTTTGCCCCCCGCGACCGGGGATACTTAGTAAAGAAAGACACCCCGGAGCCGTCATGGCCCCGGGGCATCAGGAGACAGAGGCTACGCAGGAGTAACCAGCGTGTCCTCGTTTACTGAGATATCTTTGAGTACGCCGTGAGCGTTTCGCTTGGTAACGATCTGCTCAAGCATGGCGCCATAAGCAGCCTCAAAGTTAGCCTTGTTGCTGATGCGGCTCAACACCGCACCGTCCTCGTCCAGCCAATCAAAACGGTCCAAGTAGGCCATCTTAATGAACTCAAGGTTGAGGAAGTAGGCCCGGTTCGGCAAACACATGTGGTCGCTCATAATGACCACGTCCTGGGTGCCTGAGTTCCAGACCAACATGTTGCGCTGGAAACCGCCCTTATAGGTCTGCGGCTCGTAGCGCACGTCGCCTTCCATCAGCTTTTTGACTTCGCGTGCGAAGCTGTTGTGGCCAATGACAAAGTTAGGTCGCTGCCCGCCGCGCTCATACACGCCGTCAAACATGGCATCCATGCGCTCGTGACTGAGCGAGCGGTTGGTGCCCCCGTTGTCATCAACATGTGCCTTCCAGCTGGAGCCGGTTGCGCTTACGTCAATTTCAAACAGGTCGTCGTCGTCTTCTTCAATAAGGTGGTCAAGCCCAAACAACTCGTGCGTGAACGAGGTAAAGTCGTCGTCGCCAACGGTCACCAAGTCGCCGGTCACGGTCGCGGTTGAGCTCGTAAGAGTAATCCCCGTCCTTGAGTCAACGCTATCAATCACCGCGGTGACAACAGAGCCGGCGTGCGTTGGAATATCACCCGCAACACCAATACGGAGCTTCATGCCGCTGTGCAGCTGATGGGTCGTGTCAACCGTGTGAGCAGTGCCGGAGCCGGCACCCGTTGTGATCTTCGTCAAAATACCGGTGTTGGGCTCGCTTCCGCCTGAGCCGACAACCGCGTTGTTGCCCAGGAGCTGTCGGTTGAGTTGCTTCTTCAGCTCGGACTCAAGCGCGTCCATCTCTGAATCAAGCGCGTCAACGAACGCCATCTTGCTGGTTTTGCTCGACGCCATGACCTTTCGGGTCAGCTCGATGCGACCGTAAATCTCTTTGGCGTTGGCAGTGGCCCGGGTACGGGTCTGCGTTCCAGCGGTAGGCAGCGTGGCGTTTTCGCCAATCGCACCAACACCACCAGACCATTTGGTGTGCACAGGCCAGATGAGACCGCGGCCGCCAAGTTCAACCTCGGCTCCGGCCTCACTCAAGGCGTCAAAATAAGCGATATCCTTGTTCAGGGATCCAATAAGTCCGGGACCGTAAAATTCCTTTAGGGCCGCCGAAAAGTCACCGGTACTGCCACCAGTGCCGTCAGTTGTTGTAGGCATACAAGTTCTCCAATCAGGTTAACCGGAAAGCTCGTGCCTCCGGCGGTGTTACTGTTGATTTCGGAAGAACGCTCGTGCCATTTCGCGGGCATCTTTCATGGTCTTCGGCTTACTCTCGGCGGCAAGTGACGCTGGGGTGGATGACATCAACTTCTTGGCCTTCGCTGTTTCGCCCCGTTTTTTATAGTGGGCGTCCATCTTGCGAAGGTTCTTCTCGTGCGAAACCTTTGCCGCTGCCTCAAAGTCGAAGTTTGACCTTCCGTTTTTGAGGTATGCGTCCACAATTTCCGCCGGCGATGCGAGGCTGTGTTTGTCGCACAGTACCTCAATTCGCTTGGTGAATTCCTTGGTGTGGGAACTCTGGCGGTCCTTTTGGATCTCCGCGCGAAGCTGCTTTATCTCATCCGCCTGAGCCTGAACCTGCCGCTCCATTGGATCGACATACTCTTCCTCAGCTGCCACATTACCGCCGCCGCTTTCCAATTTGTCCATCGCCGGAACCACCTTTTGGTGAACCCAGGTCAGGAGCTGATCTTGATCCGCTTTGACACGTAACAATTCTTCTCTGTCCGTATTGCGCTGATCAATAACTTCTTTGAACCTCGCATACGGCACAAACTTCTCATCACCAGCTCCGTCGCCCGAGGTGCCGCCCTCGGTGGCTGTTGCGCCTTCACCAGCATCAACAGGTGGCGAACCTGCGCCGGGCTCTACACCCGTCTCGCCCATGGCAACATTATCTGTTGTCGTAGTCATAAATCCCCCAGCCCGTGTCGTGGGCTAGCCGACTCGAAGGATGAACAAAGCATAAACCATTGTTATTTATGTTCGCAAGTATGAAAAAAGCCCCAGCGCGTTCACAGGGGATGCGCACTGGGGCAAAATCCACAAACAAGGGCATGGCTCCCGGCTCGTGGACGGGTTTAGCACAACCAACGTAACACAGGTTTATTCTCCGAACAACCCGCCAAGCTCTGCCGCCGGTACGCCGGGACCATGAACAGAGGCGTTCATTTCGGGTGGCCCGCCATACGGGGCGCTGGCGCCGCCGGTCATCTGTTGGAGCATTGCTTGTATGTCGCCCATGCCGGGACCCTGCTCGGGCGGCACCCCCTCGGGCGGCATTCCTTCGGGTGGCATTCCTTCCCCTGGCCCAAACACCTGCTCGGGTGGCACGGGTTCTGGCGCAAACGGTTGCTGCTGTTGCTGTTGCTGTTGTGAGGGCGGCCAGCCGTTGCTTTGCGGCATCTCCCACCATGGGATGCCCTGCTGCAACTGTGACTGGTAGTAGTAGTGCCACGCGAAGTTCCGTTTGACCTCGTCCTGAACAGGCTGCGCCAGCAACCGGTACGTCACAGACGTCATCATGTCGTGAAACTCATCGATAATTGTAACGTGGTCTTCCCATGGTTCCGGGTTAACCTGGCCACCACCGCTGATAAGGCGCAGCATCTCTCGTGCGTAGATCCGGTCCCTGCTGTTGTCGCCAAACAGGTCGTCGAGCTCGCCCCATTCAAGCATCTTTCGTACTTTCATCTGCGACTCAGGGCTGCTTGGATCGCCAAATATCCCCTGCGTAAACGCCATCATTACCTGCTCTCTGCGGTATGAGGGCTGTTTTGGTAGCAGGCTGTTGGGCCGAATGACGACATCTGTAGAGCGGATGTCGGTCGCATAAAAGGTCATGATCTCTGGCGCAGCCTCTTGGCCGAGCGCTCGTATCGTGACGGGCATTGGCATGTTGTCTCGCCAGTAGCGCAGCAGTCTTGAGCATACGTCCTCAAGGGCCACCTCTATCTCGCGAACGGTTGGCCCGAGCACCGTGGCTTGTGCGTCTGCCATCATGCCGATGGCGCGGCCGCTGATGCCGGCGGGAACAGATCCCTGCTGGACTTCGTTCACGCCTGAGATGTTTCTCATGTGGACAAGCATCTCGTCTTGAAGCCTGCCAACCTCAGACGGCATGGCCGGGGGCGCTATTGGTCGCGGAGGTGGATACTGAGCGTCATACTCTATGATCTCACCGGGCTGGTCCGTTATCTCACCGTTGACCAGCGAACCCTTGACCACCAACCACTTCTGGTTGAGCATCTGGTTGGCGTTTTCAATCCGCGAGCTGCACTTTTTGTTAACCTCTTCCTGCGGTGCAATCAAGTCTTGAATGGCGCCGTCACCGTCCACCCGGCCATGTACCGGCAGGTGGCGCGCAACAACAAAAGGCAACTCGCCCAGCGGCAGCTCTTTTTGGGACTCCAGCACAACACCGCCAGCAACCACCGCGTATAGCCCTTTGGGGTATCTGGGCGATGGTTTCTCAAAGTACTCTATAACCTTGACACGGTCCGACATGAGGGTGTTTTTGTCGCCACGCTGGTGGGTGGCAGAGCGAAGCACGCGCAGTGACAACATGTCATTGTCAAAAGCAGTGTTGGGGTTGACGTGTTTACCCTTTTTCCATCGCTCACGCACGTCGTCTATGTGCATCGCGTTGACGTGATAGGCCCACCGGCTGGTGTCCATGCTTGTGGCGCCTGGATCCCATCCCACCTCGAACACCGAGAGCACATCGACAACCGGGGCACCCGTCTTGCCAGACTGGATCTCTGGCTCAATGCCAGGGTCGATGTCATACCGCTCAAAACCCTCAACCGTCTTTTGCTGCTCTTCAGACAACGGCAGCTCCATCTCGTAGTCGTCGCCGGCCTCTGGATCCCAAGACACCTTGAACACGCCGAGCCCTGTCTGAAAGATGAGCCGCGAAAACTCTTGTATCTTCAGCTGCATGCGCAGCCTGTGCCACAAGTGGCTGCTTATAAGCTTCTCACACGCGCGCGCTTTGTCTCTATCGTCAGAGTCATCGGTCGCAGGCAACACGATTACGGTGGGCCGGTTTTCGGTGGTCTTTCCAACCAGCTGCTGGATGACTGGGCGGATGTAGTTCAAAACAAGATGAACCTGCCAGTCTTCCCGGGCTATCTCTTCTACCCGGCCCGCGGTGTCGTTCCACTTGACCCACTGTTTGCCCATATACATTGCCAGATGGACCCACGAGTCTGCAACGCGGCCTTTTTTGTACGACTCACACGCACCAAACTGCTGCTCGACATATGAGAGAAGGTCTTGCTCGTCGGTGGTCGCTACGTGTTGCTTTTTCTGTTGATCTTTTTTTGCATACTGCTGCCGTATTGGCGACTGGCCCCGCATCTACACTTCTCCCCTTCTTGTGAGCGCCGCAAGAAGACCTGGCGGCAGTATGTCTGTGTGCTTTAGCCTGTTGAGTGCCACGTCCGGGCGAAAACTTCCAGGTGGTTGTGGTGGCTTGGCGGTTGAAGTGATCCCGTACTGCATCTGGGTTGCCGAGAGGTTGCGCAAAAACTCAGGGTCAAACGCAAGGTCTAACAACCCCTGCGGCCTGCGCTCCGAGCGCTCTTCGTCCGCGGGCATGAAATCAAACGCCATGTCAAGCGCCCATACCCGGGTACAGCGAACCAAAGACCTGCTCTGGCTGAACCATGCCAGCGCCTTGTTGCTGCGGGTACAGCGAGGGTTGTCGCTGCTCTGGCGGCGTGGGCATCGGCGGCGGCTGAGACAGGTCGGGGTAGGGCAGCATTTGCCGATCCTCTTGGGGCTGCATCATCGCCAACCCGGCCGCGGTTGCCATCTGAGAGGGCCGCGCCCACTGGCGAGGGGCCTCAACGGGCTCCTGCTCTGGATACGTTGGGTACTTTGGCGGCTCCTGAAGCCCAGCTGCGATAGCGGGGCCGGCAACGCCAAGAACGGCAGCTAGTGCCATAAGTGAAAAAGGATCCATTTAGCGACCCCCGCCCATAAAGTTTGTCGGGGTCAAAAACTGCCTTGGCTGCGGAGGCTGGGGTTGTCTCGGCGGCATCGGCGGCCCCGGATCTTCAGGCCTAAGCGCGTTCAGGAGAAACGGGTTCAGGCTGTTTGCAATCAACTGACCAAGCATCATGCCAACGTTGGGCGACAAAGCGGACGCGCCAAGGTCGGGAAGACCGGGTGGCGTCGGCTGGGCCAACCCCTGTGCCCCAAGCATTCCACCTGTTGCCATCCCCTGAAGCCCCTGCCCCGCCCCCGCGGGACCGCTCAACATGGGGGCCTGAACCAGGCCCTGCAAACCTCGCGGTTGCGCGCTCGGCATCAACGATACGTTCCCAAAACCTGGCATTAGCGCCTCCTCATTGCTTGCTCAAACTGCTTGCGGTTCCCGGTTGATTTATACGCAGCCCACTGCTGGACCCGCTTCTGCATGTGCTCTGCACGCTCAATCAAAACCCTGTCCAAGCGCTCCTGCACTCGCATAACATAACCCAACAGCCACCCAAATAGAAAGGTAAGACAACCGATAGCCACCCACACTGCGGTCATGCGAACGTCCCAAGGCGTGGATGGCCCTTGTCGCTTTTGCCGCTCCTGCGGCCAGCGCGCCACCGGTCCAGCTCAGATGCGTAGTCCGTTTCTTCTATCTCGTGGTGTAGTGGGTGTGGCGGCGCCTTGATCGCATCGGCGTACAAACAAAGACATGTTGCGATGATGGCGTCTGAGTGGCGGCCGCTCATGTGGTCCGCTCTGCCGCGCGCATCGTATACAAAGGTGCGCATCTCGGTTATCAGTTCTTTGCTCCATACTGTAATGGAGTCTTCTCTTACGGCTTGAGCCAACACGTCAATAATCATCTGCCGCGTTGAGCGCGTTGTCATGAACCCGAACGCCTCACTCCAGGGCGTCTGCGGCGAGAGCTCGCGGTTGGGGTGTCTTCTGTGCATTGGGTAGTGCAGCTCAAGTATTCTACTTACACACGCATAGCCGTGGTTGTTTATTTCGGGGATAAGGTATGCCGAGTTGTACCACTTTGCCGCCAACACCGCCTGGTCTGCCGTTTGGTCTGGTGGCAGTTTGGCGTACATCTGGGCCACAACCTCTCTTGTGTGACGGTCAAACACCACCGCTGTGGAGTAGTCACCGTCCTGAACACCGGAGGCGCAGTCAACGCCTACCACATACTCGTGGTGGTCTCTGGGTGGAATATAGATTGTCCAGTCTGAGCCCACGGGGTGGAGTGATATGTTGGTGCCTTTTTGCTCCAGGTGCGATCCCATTATCGTGGTCTCAGGCGGCTCTGTTTTGTCCCAGCAGCTGACGGTGTTTTGGTCAAACACCGGGCGCCCGCCGGCGACAAACGCATCCTGCCATGATAGCGGGAACTCTTGGTCGAAGCGGCGTAGATCGCCTTTCATCTCCCGCACCTTGGCCATGGCCCAGAGCACCTCACCCACCAATAGATCGTATTGAATAGCGCGCTCAAACCATATCTGCGTGTAACCCAGCTTATCGGCAATCTTTTTAGCGGCGGCCGCGTTGCCCTTTTTGTAGTGCACCTTCATCAGCGCATCCACTTCTTGCTGCTCGTGGGTGCTCTTGAGGCAGTACTTGGGAACGTTTTGCCACGAGAAAAAGAAGCTCTTCCACAACCCGGGCGGACCTGTGTGGGTGTCGATGAAGCGATCATACATAGAGCCCGCGGCCATTCCGGCGGTAGACTCGCACCCCAAATAGGTGCCGGCCACGATATTGACGGGGCTGAAGTAACCCTGTAGCACCTTCTCTGCTTCGGACTGTACACGCAAAATGTCCCAAGACGACAACTCAGTAGCGTGAACAGCCGTAGGCGTAGCGCCACGGCCACCCTCTTCACCGCCCTGCGTTGTCAGCTCAAGCCAACTGCCGTTCTCCCAGTACAGGTTGAGCCTCACCTTTTTAGCCGCGCACCGCTCCTTGATGGGTTCAGGTAGGTTGCTGTTCATCAGCAACGGCATTTCGGAGATCTTCCGAGTGTCTTCTTGGCGGTGACCCACCACCTGACAACGGATAAGGTCTCTGAACACACACAAGTGAAACCAGATGGCCATCGCGAGCGTTGTCATGCCCAGCTGCCGCGCCTTGAGGATAATGAACCTGACGGGCAACTGCTGGCGCTCCTGCTCTTCCATCCAATCAATGACCAGTTTCTGCTCTGGGTTGGGTATAAACGGCATCATGCGATACGAACCGTCTTCGAGCTGAACGCGGATGCGGATACACTTCTTGAAAAAAAACCGCCTGTCATGGCGGCATCTGTTCCAAAACTCCGCCTTGGTCAATGGACTTGGCTCTGCGCTTGGATGATTCTGTTTTGGCTTGCCAGTCGCGCCGTCTCACAGGTTGCGTTCCAGCACTGGTTTAGGTTTTCCAGGCGGATCCCCTTGAGCCTGTTGATATCAGAGCGCTTGGCGTAAAACGCCTCATTGACCGCGGTGGTAGGGTTGAGGCCAATCTGCTCTGTCAGCTTTTGCAGCCGCTTGTAGATGTGGTTACTCATGTGAACTATCTTGGCGCCGCCGTTCGGGCTGTGGCGCTGCTGCGGCGTATCCCACTCGGGGCGCACCCTGACCGTCAAAGCAGCAATAGCCAGCTCGCCCAACAAGTCAATGATGACCCGCAGCGGTATCTTTGTCTTTTCTTTCAACAGTTGCAGGTCGTGATAGACCGTCGCGTCTACCTTGAAAGTCGATGTCGTTGATTCAGTTGTCATCCTTTTATCCTATGCTACGTTTCATTGTATGGTATAGTGCCCATATGAGCACTGGTACACCGGGAGATGAAAATGGCGTGGCTTTTACCGTCCTCTCTATGTGCTCGGGCATCGGCGGACTTGAGCTTGGACTTGCAGCCGCCAGAGCAGACGCCCGAGTTATATGCTGGATCGAGCGGAACAGTGCAGCGGCGGCCTGCCTCTTGGCGAGGATGGAAGACCAGAGCCTGGAAGCAGCGCCTATATGGTGCGGCGATCTCGCTGACGTCGATTACGCTGCGTTCACTGGTCGAGTTTCTTGCATCACCGCGGGGTTCCCGTGCCAACCGTGGTCGATTGCGGGGCCAGGGAAAGGGCTTGAAGACGAGCGCCACATCTTCGGTGACATCTGCAACGCCATTTCTGTGGTGGGACCCGGTCAAGTCTTCCTGGAGAACGTGCCAGGTTTGCTTGCTACCGGGCTTGGACACGTTCTCGGGCCCCTGGCCGAAATGGGGTATGATGCTGTCTGGGGAAGTTTTCGAGCTTCCAGCTGGGCAGGCGCCAGCCACCGCAGGGAACGGGTCTTTATCCTGGCAAACGCCAGGGACCGACAGCTTCAGGAGCAGGGGAGGGGACCGCAAGAACGAGGCGGGACTGGATCAGCAGGCCCGACACTGGCCCACGCCAAGGGCAAGTGCAAACGAAAACAGGACGACTCGGAATGCTCCGAGTCACGGCAAAACCCACGGCAAGACGTTAGCCGGGGAAGCGGGGAGTTGGCCGACGCCAGCAGCGAGCGTGGCAAACGACAGGGAGACGCCCGAGACGTGGGAGGCGCGGGCGATGAGGTTGAAGGCGAAGCACAACAACTCGAATGGCGCAGGGAAACCGCTGACGGTTGCGGCGTGTCAGTTCCCCTTTTCGCTCCAGGTCCGCGAGACTCCAGGTGGCCAACGCTACTCGGATCGCACCCGTCGTTTGAACCCGCGGTTCGTAGAGCTACTAATGGGCATGCCGCCCAGCTGGACCTGTCTAGAACCGACAGACTCACAGCCCTTGGAAATGGCGTCGTACCTGCGCAGGCTGCACTCGCATATATCGAACTTAACAGGAGACTAAATGGGTAAGATGCAGCGCCAAAAAGGAGCTCGGTGGGAAAGAGACGTCGTCAACCGGCTCAAGGCCATCGGCTTTACAGACGCCAAAAGAGGTTTCCAGATGAGAGGTGGTGCCGCTGAGTGCCCAGACGTCAGCGCCGGCCCCTTCCACATAGAGTGCAAGGTAGGCAAAAAGCCACCCATCCGAACAGCTCTAGAGACCGCGGTGACCACCTGCCCCAAAGGCATGGTCCCTGTGGCCGTCATCAAAGAGGACCGGCGGGAGCCCTACATCGTTATGCCACTAGAAGACTTTGAAGACCTTATAAAAGAATGGAGGGAGCGAGGTGAGTGAGGACAAAAAAGCGTTGCTTGATAGGGCCTGGGGCTCTGAAGATGAAAGAGACAAGGCGCTGCTAGAGAAGATGCGCCAGCGGTATGCCCGAACTGATGACGAGGTGTTGAGTGACCCGGCGCTTCAGCGCTTCTATAAGTCGTGGATGGAGAAGCACGGCGACCGAATGAAGCAATCGTTTGAAGAGAGACACCAGGGCGCGTTCATGCACGCACTGGACGTTGAGGTTAAGGGCTTCAAAGAAGACCTTATAAAAGAATGGAGGGAGCGAAATGAGTGAGAACTTTGGCGAGACACTAAGACTTAAGTACGGGAAGGCGCTAGAAGGGCAGATGAAGCGATCATACATAGAGCGCGCCGCCGTCGAACCCATGTGGAAAGAAAAACAACATAAGCCTGTCAGATATCTCTGACTCTCACGTCTAACTCAATAACCACAACAAAGGATACTATGGACAACATTCAGACCCTAGAACACCATCCCCTCGTAGTAGACAACCGCCTGGCCGGGTTCCTGCGCTACCTCGCCCAAGAGAAGGGCTTTGACGCCACTGAGCTGATAGGCGTAGTCAACAAGCCCCACAACTGGGACAAGGAATTCAAAGAATACCTCAACCAGTAACCATCCCCGGGCTCGGGCGCTCCACCATCAGGTACGAGTGCTTTGTCACAGGGACCACCAAAGAGCCCTACCACTGGTGGTTCCTGGACTCCGGGCCGCTCCTACACAGCTCCCAATCCACCTACGCCCTCAGCTGCCTCAGGGCTGCCGGCCTGAAGCCACCATGGGTGCAATGCAACCACCACCGCACCCACATCTCAATATCACTACCCAATAAAGTACTGATACTCCTTGACCCATAGGATCCATCCATGGAAGAATTCCCCTAAGGAATACTAAGTAAGACGGTGATGGGAAGTAATTTAGTTAACCTTAACTTAAATAGAGATATAGATATCTATCTATAGAGTTAGTTACTTTCAATTCAATTAAATCTAGATCCCGCAACACCATAAGATGGCGTGCCACTGCCAGCTCGGGACCCTTGCGCTACATACAGGCAACCCGCTTTGCTAAACAGGGAAGGTCATAGGTGACCTGCACCCAGAGACCGGATGGGACTCCTGCGCCCCCGGCCTGGGACTCCTAGGGGGGTTCAAAACTGCCGTGTATG